TATAACGCAGTCATGACGTCTCTTCCGGACAGTCGTGATGAATTGTAGTGATTTAGGAAACTGTTTCTTCTAGAATATAGAAGAATGAGGCGGAGCCTCATTCACTATATTCCATCCCCCTTAGTACTATAGTTATATATGTCATAAGGCACTTGTATGTCATAAGACACACATATGTCATAAGACACTCTTATTCTCAATATAAAAGACAGATGATCGTAGATCATAGGTTGTTCTATTAAAGTTATTCCTATTCAGTGTCTTCTTCTTCTTCTTCTTCAGTCATTTCTTCGTCGGTGGTAAGGTCGACAAAGTTGACCCCGTGCATCATGTGATGCGCGAAGTCGGCTCGAAGCAGGATGCGCTCGATGTCCGGGCAGTAAGGCTCGATACCCGGAACTTCGCGTCTCATCGTACCGCATAGTGTCGCCATGCGGTCGGTACACTCCCCGAAAATACGACCCGCTTCGTGTTTCATCGTAATCAAGTTCGCACCACGTCGGTTAGCAGTCGTAAGCTGGCGGTTGTCCTGCGTAAGCGTATGGATCTGCTGTTGTTGAGCGGCAAGTTGATCGCGTACGGTCCGGATCTCGGACGTTGCGTTCTCAAGTTGGCTGCGGTACCACATCACCATCTCAAAGAGGACGACGTTCGATGTCTCTGGTGCTGGAGTCGATGGGGTACTCATGGTTACTCGTGTTGGTTACTCGGCAAATTGGATAATGAGAGGGTTACGTACCCTCGAAGTGTATCCGTACACTTTCTATCCACTCCGTCCCCCCCTTGTAAGAGGGGGACCATCACACATGCGTACTCTATACTATAGAGTATTCAAGACAAATCTATACTATATAGACATTTGTATATATACGTACGTGGTCCACACAACGTATAACGTATACTTCAACGTGTATATACACTATACATGTTATTATTATCCGTATACCTGTATACCGTATACCCTAACCCTTATGTTATCCCCTATTTATGATCTATCTAAAAGAGCGCCGCTGCGAGCGAAGCGAGGTCGGCGGACCCCCGTCAGGGGAGCGCGGCTGCAGGCGAAGCGCAGCCAAGCGGGCACAAGCCGCCGATCAGGCGGCGAATTACATAACAAACGGCCGCCGATCAGGCGGCACTACTCCAATTATACACAACGGATATATTAAAAGCGTAGATGACGTAGAGTCATCACAAGTCCTCCATAAGTTTATCCAGATCTAAATCTGGGAACTCCAAATCCTCTACTCCACCGATGTCAGTTTCCGAAATCACACAATCCATGATCGTGTCGATTGGGATACAAAAGTCGGCCGCGCGGAAACGCGCGTGCTGTTCTTCCTTGGGAAAGTACATTACCGTGAATCGCCGAAGCATCGGCTCGAGATCCTCGTTGTTCAGGAAACACTGCTGCGGCGTGTAGTTGCTCAGAACAATGATCTTCTTTGGGCGTAGTCCCTGCAGACAGCCCCCTTTTATCTCACCTGGGAATGGGTATCGATCAGCCCATTTCTTCAACGAAGACGCAGTCAAGTCGTTCTTTGGACTCCATTCTTCGATGGCAACGACCTCTTGATGACGGTAGCCATCCCACCACTTGTTTAAGGCTTTGGCGAAGTGCTTTGGATATAATTCCCAAAGTAGCCGAGACTTCCCTGAACCGGAAGGGCCGACCCACCATTCATGTTGTAGGTTGCCTTGGAGCGGACGAGCTTCGGGTGCATACAAGGACTCGAGACGTGGTCCATGTATGAGGAACATCTGGGGATCGCTTTCTCGAATTGAATCCATGTCTCCTCGTCGGGCGAGATCAACGGCGTTGGTGTATCGCGCGGCGTTAGCCACACCTCCTCGCATTCTTGCTTCGGCCTTTTCGATTGGTATATCTCCGAATTCGAAGAAGTCGTCTTCTTTTGTGCAGTATTGCCTGTTTTGCTTAGCTGACCCGTTAGCCACATCCAGCCTCGCTCGAGGAAGCAGGCGCGCGACCGCTTTGCGTTGTCGGGCGTTGTTGAAGTAAACATATCCTTGGAGATGTGGAGTGCCGGTTCCCGGTGCGATTTCTCTTCCGTAGATGATATAACGGGTGAACGTGGTGAGTACATCTTGGATGTGCTTTTCGTCGCTCTGCGTGTAGTTGTTCAGCGTGAAGCACCAAGCTCGGTATCGACTTGTGTGGTCCATGTCAAAATGGGGAATGCATTGGCTTTAGCTCCTAGGTCTCGTGAAAACGACACAGTAGGTGTCGGTTCACATTATTACCTAGGAGCTACTGTGCGGTGTGTCAAGTTGAAGTTTGGGAAGTATCTGGACTTATTTTAAAATGGGTTCAGAGCAAACTGTACTTTTCCACGCACTGTTCTCCCCTTTCCCTTCCTATCACTTTTCTTTTTTCCATCAATCACACAGATGGTTTATAGACGCTCCCGTACGAATGTGCGTAGGCCCGCTCGGCGCCGTCCTGCGGCCCGTCGTCGTCCTGCTTATACGCGTAGTTATACGCGTGCTCGTCCGTATCGACGTTCGTCGCGGTCGAAGAAGCAGGCATGCGTGTGTCCATCGGACCTCACGCCGTCGGCGAAGTTCGCGTTAGCTCAGATCGACCCTTTTCATCCTCTCGCGCTGGGCGCTAAGGTTCCTGATACAAATACAATGCCTAGTATTGCTAATTGTTCACAGGATCAGATCTCATGCCCTCTTGCGGCTTCTGGCTTTATGACAGGATTCGCATTTCGGCCTATGTACAATTTCGGGTCCGTCGCTGCTACTCCCGCAAGTGCATCCGCGGTTACGTGGGGTGCAACTGCTGCTGCTAATGCTAGTAATCGTCGAGATTACGCAGCGTTTGCAGCTCAGATGGAGGCTGTGCGACCTGTCGCTCATGCTATTCGTCTCGTTAGTCAACTGTCACCTACGTCGGCTACTGGGTTTGTCCATATTGGTCTTTCCACGGAAAGTTTCTATGGCAACACAGCTGCCACTTGGCAGTTTCCTACGACAGTGAATGAGATGACGGGTTTAGCGTATTACAAACGCGTAACCCTAGCCTCTCTTACTCAAACTCCTTTGACTGTAATCAATAAATGGATCGATGAACGGGGGTTTCAGTATGAAGACCCTGCTCAGGTTACAACAATTACAACCACGCCAGCGTCCGAAGTCGTGAACGCTTTCGGATTCTCGTGGGCTACTATTGTTGTTTTGGTTGAAGGCGCGCCTACAACCCCATCCCCACTTTCTGCTGAACATATTCTGCACACAGAATCTATTCCTCAGAAAACTAGTATTTTGATTGGTACACAGGCTGCGCCTAATAGCCCTGGTATTATGTCGTCTGTGTCTACCATGTCCGGCGAGACTGACTTTAGTCATACCGAAGCTGGTCAAGAGTCGCACATGAGTGCTGGTCTTAATGCTATTTCGCGTGCAGCTGCTACAGCCGGTGAGCAAGTATTTAATAATGTCGCGCTTCCGCTGCTTCAGCGTGTTGGGGGGATTGTTGGCACGCAAGCTGCCAATACTCTCCTCAATGCTATCGCGGGTCGTGGAGGTTTACCTGGCGTGAATTCTAATCCAAATCGTTTATCTCTAACGTAGATGATAACGATGCGGTGTCAACCGTTTCAGAAATTTTAAGTGCAACGTCACTTGGACCTAACCCTCGGGCGTCTGTTCGAGGTGTTCTTTCTCAGTATGATCGTGCGCCTGTTCAAGATCGTCGTTATAAACCAACCCAGTCTCGTCGTTCCGTCGACGATTCCATAGTTGTCTATGGTCGCTCTCAGCGTATGGAGCGTGTTAACGCTAACCGTTATGATTTCTATAACGCAGTCATGACGTCTCTTCCGGACAGTCGTGATGAATTGTAGTGATTTAGGAAACTGTTTCTTCTAGAATATAGAAGAATGAGGCGGAGCCTCATTCACTATATTCCATCCCCCT